TAGTCTTGAAGATTTAATGAACAGCGAGCCCGGCAACATTATAAGAATGCGTCAGCCAGGGGCAGTCGTTCCATTCAATCTTCCTTACGTTGGCGAGCAAGCCTTCGGGATGATGGCCTACTTAGATGAGATGAGAGAGAACAGGACCGGGATCAGTAAAGCTGCAAGCGGCTTATCTCCCGACCAGTTGCAATCAAGTACGCAGCAAGCGGTCAATCAGACCATCGAAGCAGCGCAGCAACGGACAGAACTCATTGCCCGGCTGTTTAGCGAAAACGGCATGACCCGGCTTTATTCTGGAATTTTGAAACTGATTACGAAATACCAGGACGAAACAAGAATCGTCAGGCTGACAAATGGTTTTGTGCCGATGAACCCAGAAAGTTGGGATCCAAAAATGGACGTAACAACCAACGTCCAACTCGGCTCTGGCGGTCAGCGGGAACGAATGCAGATGCTCCAGGGCATCAACCAAATCCAAGAGAAGCTTTTAACAACGCTGGGTCCAGAGAATCCAATCGTTAACGTCCAGAATATGTACAACTCTCTGCAAGGGATCATGGAAGCTGGCGGCTTGAAAGACGCTGGCACAGGTAAGTTCTTCACAAACCCAGCAGAGTATCAACCTCCCCCTCCAGCGCCTCCAGAGCCTGACATGAACCAGCAATTGATAGAGGTTCAGATGACCGAAATTCAGGCAAATATCCAGAAGAAAACGCTTGAGCTTGAGCTAGAGCGAGAGAAGATGATTCGTTCTGATGATCGTCTTCGCGACAAGAACGAAGCTGATGTCATATTGAAGGCAGCAGAGCTCCAGGCCCGTTATGGAGCCCAAGTCGATGTCGCACAGATTAAGGCAAACGCTGATAGGGATCGAGAGATTGTTAATGCATTAGCGCCAGGACAGGGACAGCAGAATGCCCAGCGTTAAAGGCGAAAAAATACAACAGATTTTTGAGGACGAGGATTTCCAATTGCTCGTCATAGATATTAAACATTCGTTTTTTGATGAATGGGTTCGAGAAAAAAAACTCGACAAGCGCGAAAAAATCCACGCAAAACTTTTGGGGATGGAAGACCTTCTAACGGCCATGCGGTCGGCAGCAGACTCTATCGCTATACAGAAGCTAAGGAGTTAAAAAATGAGTGAACAAAGACAAGCTGAATCGGGTGAAGGTTTTTCAAACGGAACCTCCCTCGATGACGCACAGAATGCGATTTTAGAAATGTTTGAACAGTCTCCCGAGGAGCAAACTGAACAAGATGATGAAATCGTTGACGAGTCGCCAGATGAAGTTGGCGGCGAGGCGGATGACGCTGAACTCGAAGAATCCGAAGAGGATCTCGATGAGGATGGTCAGGAAGCCGAACTGGATGATGATGAATACGATCAAGATGAAGACGAATCCGCGCAAGCCGAAACCTTCACCGTCAAAGTTGATGGCGAACAAGTTTCAGTAAGCAGGGAAGAGCTTCTGAATGGTTATTCTCGTCAAGCAGATTATACCAAGAAGTCACAGGGACTCGCGGAAGAACGAAAGATGTTCGACCAAGATCGAGGAAGTGTGACCCAAGAACGACAACAGTATGCCCAGCTTTTGGGGGCGCTTCAGATGCAAATACAAGCAGGTCAAGAACCCGCACCAAACTTCGATCAGATGTATGACGAAGATCCGATCGAGGCGACTCGACAAGAACGACTCTGGACCAAAAATCAACATGCAAAGCAGACTAAGTTGAATGCGATCTTTACTGAGCAGGAGCGTGTAGCTTCCGAGCAAAATAAATTTCAAGCAGAAGACAATCAGCGAATGTTGCAATCAGAGATCGGTCGGCTACCGGAGATGATTCCCGAATGGCGAGATCAAAAAGTAGCAGCGAAGGAGAGCGAGCAGCTTAGAGAATATTTGAACAGTCAAGGGGTTGCCGAGGATGAGCTATCCGCCCTCGTTAAAGCTAATCATATATCCGTTCTAAGAAAGGCGATGCTCTACGATCAAGGAAAAAGACGAGTCAAAAAAGCGACAAAGAGTTCTGGGTCTGTCCGGGCCGGTTCAAGCAAAAGCCAACCGAAACCCGGTAGTAAAGCGACGAGGCAAAAACGTCAACGACTCAAATCTAGTGGGAAGGTTCAAGATGCAGCCAACCTTTTAGAATCATTTTTGTAAAAGAATAGGAACATTTTCATGGGTATTATTGCAAACACATTCACAAGATACAGCGCAGTGGGAATTCGGGAGGATTTAAGCAACACGATTTTTAACATATCTCCCGAGCAGACCCCTTTTATTTCAAACATGACCAAGCGTCGAAAGATCACTAACACTCTTTTTGAGTGGCAGACTTAAAGGATAGGTCTGAATGTTGGCAACAGCATATAGAAAACTGGGTGAATTGCTGGAAACTCCTAACGCTTTGCGAAGGACAATCAGCAGCCAATCTCTGCATGGAGGCGCAACGCGCCGAGGGGCAGAGCCGGTTCAGAGACTAGGCGGTGACGAAAGAATAACCCGCTCACGAGCTCCCAGCCCCTTCAAGTTAGTGTTGAAGGGTGATGATATAGTCCGACCTGTGAGGGACAACTCACAGAAGCGACATTTAAATGATGTCGCGGTAACAATAGTGGATTCTTTAGCAGCAGCCGCCGCGAACGCTCACATCGATGGTGATGATCTCGGCACAACCTTCACCGCTGTCGTACCGACAGTACGTCTGGGAAATTATTCTCAGATCCTTCGTAAAGATTTTATTATCGCTGACAACCTAGCTGGGGCGCTCGACCTCGCTGGCCGTCGATCAAGTATTGCATATAATTTGGCGATGAACGGTGCAGCCTTGAAGCGAGATATGGAACACAATCTCTGTGGTCTTCATCACGCAGCGGTAGGTGGTTCTACTTCCGCAGCAAGAAAGACCGCGCCTTTAACTTCTTGGTTAACTACCAATACGAGTAACGGCGGCGGTGCTGGTGCAGACCCAACTCTGTCGGGCGGAATTCCCAACGCCGGACCTACCAATGGGACACAGAGAAATTTCAGCGAGGCACTTTTAAAACCAGTCCTACAGAGCATTTTTGAAAACGGAGGGGATGCCAAGTTTCTCATGGTTAATCCTTTCAATAAAGTCAAGGCTTCAGCCTTCACGGGCATTGCGGCACAGCGATACCAGGCTCCATCAGGACCGACAACAATTATCGGCAGTGCCGATGTTTACGTTAACAAAACTGGCGTAGCCGCGTAGGAATGCGCGGGCAATAAGGTGGTGAACTCAGTGAACATCTCTAGACAGACAATACTGAGCCAAGCTCGCGAAAGCGAGAAGGTGCAACGACTATCCCTCCGGGGAGTAGAGCCAAGCGGCTCGAAGCGCCACCCATCCAGAACGGATGAAGATATAGTCTCATCTGCATGGCGACATGCAGCAGCTAGAAATAGCGGGGATAAGTTAGCGTCTTATCTTGAAGATAATTGCAGTGATTTTGGATCTTTGTCAATTGTGCCTAATCGATTTTCTCGAAATCGTGATGCGTATTGTATCGATCCTGACATGGTTCAAATGGCGACATTACGCCCGATGAACACTGTCGAATTAGCGAAAACTGGTGACGCAACAAAGTACATGTTGTTAACAGAAGTGGGGCTACAGGTCGATAATGAGGCTGGTTGTGGGGTCGTAAGGGATCTAACGACATCGTAATATGACCTAAATCCCTATAAAGTGGGGAATTAGTATTATTTAGCGATAATAAAGAAAGGATAGGAAAGATGAAGCGCAACCTAAGTTTCGACCCCCTCTCAGGGATTAAAACCGACTTCACTTACGAAGCCGGGGAAAGCCTAGCAGACGATAATTTTGTGATTTCTAATAGTCAAGATGTGACTCAGATCATAGAAGCTAACAAGAGATCAGCCAACGAAATTAATCGTCAGCACAAGTGGGGAGAGTTTGCGAAGGTTGCGTCGATTCCGTTAACTATTTTTTACGACTTGAAATCGAAAGGAATTTTGGACGATGAAAAACGGCTGAAGCGTTGGCTGAATGACTCGGACAATAAATTGTTTAGGACTCGGGAAGGGACTATTTAATGTCCCTCGCGACCTATGCAGAATTGCAATCGAGCCTGGCAGATTGGCTAAATCGGTCTGATCTAACGGCGACGATTCCAGATTTTATTGCCCTGGCTGAAGCTGAGTTTACGCGAACGCTGAGGCACAGGAAGATGATCACAAGATCGGATGCAACGATCGATAGCGAGTATTCCGCAACTCCCGCAGATTGGATGCAGACGCAACAACTGATTGTTAAAACGAACCCAGTGACTCCTCTAGAGTATGTCACCGGCGAGGCTTTAAATCAGTTAAAGGCGACAAGCTCGGCAGTTGGTCGGCCTCGGCAGTACACAAATATCGGGACAGAGTTTCAGGTGTTTCCTTCTCCCGATGCAAGCTATACGGCTGAGCTCGTTTATTTTAGAAACGTGCCAAAGCTATCAAACACGAACACAACGAACTGGCTCTTGGAGTTGGCTCCTGATCTCTATTTATATGGATCGCTTCTTCAGAGCGCCCCTTATCTTAGAGATGACGAGCGTATCGCAACCTGGGCCTCGCTCTATGCAAAGAAGGTTCTTGATATTGAAGAATCAGATCAACGGACCAGAGGTCAGACAAGCGTAAGAATGCGCTTCTCTCCTCTTCAATAGGAATACGAAATGGCCTTCAGCAATTATTTATCGAACGAGATTCTGGACCACGTTTTCAGCGGTAACGCTTTTACGGCTCCCTCCAATTATTACGTTGCGCTTTATACAGTCTCGCCTACTGCAAGCGGCGGAGGTACGGAAGTAAGCGCATCAGGAACAGGATACGTTAGGAAGACTGCAACCTTTACAACGAGCGCAACGCAATCGACTAATCAAAGCGCTATAGAATTTCCTACTGCCACCGCCAGCTACGGAAACGTCGTTGCCGCTGCCGTCTTGGACGCGAGCTCTGGGGGAAATCTTCTAGCGTTTGCAAATTTAACAGCCGCAAAGACGATTGGTATTGGGGACGTTTTGAGAATTCCTGCGAATGACCTTGATATCAATTTGGCTTAACAGATGTCACAAGGATTCGGAAATGGTGCATGGAGCGTTGGTCGATACGGCCAGTGGTCGTATGTTGATGCTGCCGTTGCGATGCCAGGCGCTTCGACGGTTACGATTGCCGCGATCAAGAGCCAGGGTACAGCAATCGTCATTCCTGCAACCTCGACCGTTACGATTTTTGCAGGGCAGGTCATGCTGTCAGATTTAAAAATTAATGCGGCAGCAAATGTTGTCGTTAACGCCCGTCGCAAGTGGGTCCAACAAAATATTGCAACGACCGATTGGGTTGTGCAACCAACGAGGATATAAATAATGGCGTCAAGTTATAGTAATCCCCTGCGATTAGAAGAAATCGGGGTAGGTGAGGCAAGCGGGACGTGGGGGACTAAAACCAATACGACCCTCTCAAATATCGCAACCGCATTCGCAGCAAAGGTAAAAAACCTCGGTAGTGATGCAGATGCAACTCTGACAATGCCAGACGGATCGGCTGATGATCTCAGGGCGTTGCATCTAAAGATTACTAGCACAACTCTCACAGCAACTAGGACAATCACAATTGCTCCGAACACTGTCAGCAAAATTTGGATCGTTGAAAACGCAACAACTGGAAACCAGGCGATAACATTTAGCCAAGGGTCTGGAGCAAACGTCAGTCTCTCTAACGGGGAAACAAAGGTTATCTATACCGATGGTGCTGGATCAGGAGCAGCGGTTGTTGATGCGTTAACTGATTTAAACATCAGCGGAACCACGGTTCTTGCTAACGCTACAGTCTCAACCTCTGCGACTGTCGGCGGGGTTTCTAATGGTGTGATGATTAGCCAGGGAGCAATAAAGCTAAAGAACGGCGGCGTACAGTCTGCGATCGATTTCTATTGCGAATCATCAAACGCGCATTACACAAGACTGCAATCGGCTCCTCACTCGGCATACGCAGGTAACATTGTTCTTACGTTGCCAGCCAGCGATGGAAATGCAGATCAGGTTTTAGCAACTGACGGCAACGGCGTGATGAGTTGGAAGACAGGGAGACTTGCTGGTCTTGACACTATCTATGTGCCAGCGGCGGCGATGTATCCGACGACCACTAACGGCTCTTCCGATCTTGAGCAAGTTGAGCTCACAAACGGACCAGAGCTTAAATGTTTGGACTTCGCAGCGGCAGCCGATGACTTCGCTCAATTTACGGTTATTTTTCCAAAGAGTTGGAATAAGGGGACGGTTACATTCCAACCTTTCTGGACTGTCACCGGGACTAACACTGGAACAGTCGCCTGGGGATTAAGCGGAGTCTCTTTCGCAGACACTCTCAACATAAACCAAGCGTTCGGAACTCAAGTTGTAGCCACTGCAAAAGCATTTAGCGGAACAAGCAACGACATGACTGTCTCAGCAGTTAGTGGGGCAGTAACTATCACCAATGCGGCAGCAGATACGCAGACATACTTCCAAGTATCAAGAGATGTCTCAGCAGATAGCCAAACGGGTGACGCTCGGTTGCTTGGCATCAAACTATTCTTCACGACTGACGCGGCAAATGACGCATGAGTTTTGGCTATAACGTACTCGGTTTTGGTAGTCATCCTTCACGAGGAAGTCCTCTTGCCGTCGAGTGGTTAGTTATTGCAGGTGGTGGATCGTCTCATACTGGCGGTCCAGCAGGAGGGGGTGGCGCTGGAGGATATTTAGAAGCAGTCACGGATGGAACTGTCGCTAATACTGGATTTTTTTCGGGCATAGCATATACCGTGACCGTTGGTGCGGGTGGTGCAAATGGTGGCAATCAGGGTGTTTCTTCGTCAATTACTGGTTCAGGATTAACAACTGTATCAACCGTCGGGGGTGGATACGGCGGAGCGGGACGTACCTTTTTCCCTTCTGTTGGAGGCTCAGGAGGCGGCGGTGCTGGAGGGCAAAACGGCCCGTCCTACCC